TATGGTGGTTTCCGGGTATGGCTATATAAGTAGCGCCGCCAGGTGGGATTGCAATTCTGCGCTGATCAGTTGATCCACCATCAAATTGTATTGTAGCGATGGTCGTCGCATGTGAATTCCATACCCATAAACAACTTATCGAAATATGATCACCACCAGCAGCCGTAATCTGGATTACTCCATCAGAGTCCTGGTATCCGTCCGGGGTGCCCCACCATACGATAGATTCCGTTCCATTATAAGACATAGTGTCCTCCTTTATTCATCTTGTGCTTCCCCACGTTCTCGCCTCTCTCCAGTGACCGCCGTAGGGGTTTGGCCACCCGGCCTATCAGGTCCCGCTTTTGGCGGAGAACCAGATTCAGCATTATCGTTACCATCCGGTGCACCCGTTGGCTTCTTGGCCTCTTCTTTGGCCTGTTCCTCATCCATCTCAAGTTGTTTCATCTTGACGTTAGACGGGAAGGGCAAAACCTCGTCGCCCTCAGACCTCTGAGTCATGCCCATCGTTTCTCTAACTTCGTTGGGCGTTATAACCTCGGTCCTAAGATACCTGTCGTTGATTCTTGATTGCAAATCGTCATCAATAAGATCAATGGATTCAAATCTGAACTCTACATTGTCAGTATATTCTTTAACAATCCTATTGATTCGTTTTTCAATAATCTTTTGATCAGGTCCTACAACCTGGGTTTTAAACGTCTTGTCGGCATCCCGCGACACAGCCAAGTTGGCATTGTCATAAACACCAACCTTTGGCGCTGGCACCCGATTGCCAACCAAAATCTCATCTCTATTTGATTTACGATATTTATCGAACGAAGAGTCTTGAACTCCCGCCTCAAGTTTTTCAAATCTTACATCAGAATCGTTGCCCATAGAAGGGGGCAAAGGAACAATCAAAGTTCCGTGATGCTTACCCTTGACTTCCTGACGGAAGTAGTTCACAAGTTGTTCTTTGGATTTCTGACTCAACTTTGCACCCTTAAGCACAATGGCATATCGAGGGATCGCCTTGTTCTCAAAGTAGTCAATGTTATATTCCTTTGCGAATTTATCACCAATGATTGCAGCCGCAGCCGGAACTGCTGGTGGAACCCCATAATATGTGTTATTGGGAGTATACGATTTGAACTGAATTATTTCATTTGGATTAGAATCTTTACCAAGAGGATCCTCAGTCTCCAGATCCTGGAAGTTTCTAAAGAACACAGCATTCACTTTAGAAGTGTTTGCCAACTGAATAAAACCATCCCTGTTGCGTCGCACCCTAACCAGGGTGGCCGGGACGTGCCCTACATAACCGATCTTACCAGAATTTGTCCTGCTGATTTCCATATAACCATTACCGACAGTAAGATAGTCGTTCCAAACCTTAATCATGGTTTCTATGAATGTCTCATTTTCATTAAAAGCATCAAACAGTTCTTCCATCTTTCTTTTTGATCTATCAATGTCTTGTCGCACTCTCTCTAATTTAGCCTTTGCAGTTTGCGTGCGTTCTAACTTTTTCTTCCCCTTAACGCTATCGTCAAAACGAAATCCAAGACCAACAGTATTCATGGTCCTAGCATTTACTGCAGCATAGTGTATTGAGCTTTGTTCGTACAGTTCTGCTAGAGTTTCTAAATCGTATGGAGGGGTAACAACATCAAATAATGCATACCCATCTATTGTTTCTGGATCGACATATTTACTTCCGGCACCATCAGTATCGATAGCCTTTTTTATTAATCTTGTTGCCCTACGCTTAGCCTTGCTTGGCAGGCTAGCAATTTGAACCTTTTTAAAGTGATCACTGTTCTTATTGATTACATCAAATCCAACATATGATACGTCATCTATTTCTGGAACTTCGAATTCTTCATCTTCGACGAATTTAGTCATGATTTCCTCCATCTCCAGGCATTACTTTGGTCGGATCAAAAAAGTCTTCCATAGGATCAGGAATCTTTCCATCTAACAGCCGTCCACCTTGGTCGTCCAATTCATCATCGCTAATCTTTCTTGCACCCTCAACCCAATGTACTTTACCTCCGGCATTATCAGACCAATAAGCAGCAGCCTCAGCGACCTGCCTTTCGATGACAGGATCGCCAACAAAGCCTTCTGCGCAAAGAATATTGCGATCTGCGTCCATGATCAATTCCCCACTTGGTAATCGCCACGCGCAAATGCCAAAAATGCGGTCGGGCATTAGAATCCCTCCGCGATCTACGTAATTTCTACCAACCATGTCTAGATCTTATCACAGTATTGATGCATTTGCACGACTATACGTCGTTTTCTTCATCAATTTGCTCAAATTTGGCTAAACACCCAGTGATTTCAGACACCATTGAACAGCTTTCGGGAACCACGGCCCCTTTCTCAAATTCAATAGTCTCATATTCACCAGTTTCATGGCATATATATTCTTTTATTACATATTTGTCCATAGATTATAGAGCGCATGTTTGACACTCGGGGTCATCGATCCTACACGATTCGGCTTCAACATCATCAGTTGAACTTAGAACCTGTTCGTGTCTAGATCCATCCCTATATATCGTAATCCCCTTGCATCCCTTATCGTATGCAAGACGATACAAGCGATCTGTCTCGTCCACAGTATAGTCTGACGGACAATTGGTTGTTTTGCTGATAGCGGAATCAACCCATCGCTGCGCTACGCTCTGAATATTAACATGGTCCTCTGGATCCAGATCTCTAGTCGTAACACAATACGACGGAAGATTCTCTAAATCGAGTCCCAAATCTTTAATAACAGGAACAACTTCCGTGTGGACACCTAGGCGACTTTGCCTAGAGTAAGTCCAATCAAAGTACGGCTCAATGCCGGTACTAGTTCCCATCATTGTGCCCGTTGTTCCAGTCGGAGCAACGGTTAGTAAACAAACATTCCTTATGCCATGCTTATGAACAGCAGAACGAACTTCGTCACTCATGCCACGCATAAATCCTGACTGCAGATATTTCTCTGCATCAAAACGAGGAAACGCCCCCTTCTCTTTAGCAAGATCTACAGAGGCCAAATATGCTTCTTCTGCAAGAGTTTCAAACAAAGCGTCTGTAAACATGACAGCCTCTTCCTCGCCATACTTGAGGCCCATCCTGACAAGCATTTCTGCAAGTCCCATAACTCCCATGCCTATACGCCTATTTCCGCGATGGTTGTCGTCAATCTCAGGGAAATGATATTCATTGGCATCGATTACATTGTCCAGAAGCCTTACCGCTGCACGCACCACATAACGTAATTTGTTCCATAAGACATCTCTGTCATTATCTACAAACTTTGCCAAATTCAAGGCTCCCAATGTGCAAACTCCGTAAGCCTCTAACGGCTGTTCCCCACAAGGGTTAGTAGCTTGGAGTCTTGCAAAATACCAAGAATTGCTCATCTTGTTAGATCTGTCAATAAAATGCAAGCCAGGTTCAGCAGAAGCCCAAGCTGACGTAATAATCGAATTCCAAATCGTAGAAGCCTTAACTGTGTCGTGGATAACAATATCCTTGCCGATGTCAATCCAACGCCGAATGTCCCCATCCCAAAAAGCATCATATTCAGGATCTGTAGTATCCGGGAAGATTAAGTCCCAATCTTCATCTGCGGCCAGAGCAGCCATAAAATCATCAGTAATACAAACACTCATATTTGAGTTTTCAAACTCGCCAGCCTGCTGCTTAGATGTAATGAACTCCATAACATCAGGATGCCACACATCCATCATAAGCATTGTTGCGCCTCGACGTGATCCACCCTGCTCGATCAAGCCGGTAGATAGATTAAACATTTTGCCCCAAGACACTGCTCCAGATGAACTCCCGTTAACTCCGATAACCTTAGAATGGCGCGGTCGAAGACTAGACAGATTAAGACCAACACCACCACCCCTAGAATGTGTTTCGGCCATTTCTTTAACGCTATCCATGATGCCACCACGAGAATCATCCGGGGCTGGCAGAACGAAGCAGTTCTGTAACGTTAACCCCTTCTGCCCAGCGCCAGCTAGGATACGGCCACCTGGGATAAAGTAATCAAACAGAATATTTTCAAACGATTCAGTTACATGTTCACGAATATCTTCAGGTTCGCCCTTTGCCAAAGCAGCAGAAACACGCTTTTTGACATCATCTGGATGCAGTT